TTTCATCATGTTTTCCATAACTTGTGCACCTTGATCTATATCTCCACCACCTGCGTTTCTAACAGCATCTGCGGTAAATACAAACTCATTTACACTTAATCTTGCAGGCACATCATCAGCTTTTTCTTCTCTTCCAATAGGTACAAACCCACCTTCAGCTCTGTAATCTTTTTCCATACCACCAAGGTCCATGATTCCACCTTCGGCTCTATTGATTCTACCACCCATGGCCATCATTGGCATTTGTTGTTGAGGCATAAAATTTTGTAATTGCGCTTGAAGAAAAGCTCTGTCTTCATCTGTTAAATTTGGGTCTTGCATTTTTTGCATTATTTTAGTTACTGCTTCTTCTGTTGCTTGTGCTGCAGTCATTTGTGGAGAACCCATGTCAGCACCACCACCCATGTTAAATCCTATTCTTCCACCGTTAGCTGCGTTTTGATATACTGAAATCATTTCTTCTGGTGAATATTTTCTAGCAGCATCTGATACTGCAAAATTTTGTCCTGCTGCCATCTGTCCTTTTTCATCTAATAAATTAATACCTTTTTTATATTCAGCTAAATCTATTCCTGTTTGATCGTTTACTTGGCCAAATGTGCTTGCGTCTTGTCCACCACCTTGATTTTTAGTAAACAAACCTGCTCCAAGACCACCGACTATTGGTACAATGTTGTCTGAAATTGCATCATAAATACCACCTTCATACTTACCAGTTCCTTTTTTAGTTTTTGGATCCAGTACTTCTTTACCTTTTAAAATTTTTTGAACAGCATCACTATTAAAAATATTTCCTATAACAGATTCTCCTTTATTTTTATAAAGATCAACACCTCCTGCAAGTGCAGCTGCAGCTATTAATGGATTCTTTTTAATTGGATCCATAATATTTTCTTGGAACCATGATCCAATACCATATTTTTTTCTACCATCTAGACCCATGATACCACCATACGCTGCCATCTGTCTGTCAGGTAATACTGGTCCTGTAGGTTTAGGTTGAAAAGGATTAACGGGTTTTGTTGGATCTTGTGGTAAAGGATTGCCACCAGCCATGTCACCTTCGGCCATTGCTTGATCCATAAATTGTTGTAGAGTCATAGGCTCAAGACCTTGCTCCATCATGTCATCAACATACTTTAAATACTCTTCTTCTAGTTGAGCCATTATCATTTTCTCCATTTCTTGTGGAGACTTAGGACCTTCACTACCCCTATATTTAATAGATGGTGCGTTAGTCTCTAGTTCTTCTGAAATTTGTATATCTTCTATTCCCATGGTTTTGCCACTTTACTTTGTTTTTGCGAACAAATCAAGAGGTGGCATGATGACTGTTACGTCTCTCTGCACGTCCTCTTCAGGTATATTAGCAGCCTTTAGAGCTTCTTCAGTCTCATAGACCTCACCTGTTTTCTTGTTCTTTATTGTTGTTATTATCTTTTCTGGTGTTAACATTTTTATTTCACTCATTATGTTGTTACCTCTTTCTTGATATTTAGATAGCTAATAGCTACATCAAACGAATCGGATGTGCTTGATTGCACTGTAAAAGGTGTACCACCTTCTATTATTAGCGGTTGGGTTAATAATTCTGTAGTTTCATTAGCTGTTAAAGCTTTAGATTTAATAGCTGTAATACCATTGTTTGTTACAGTTATACTAGGTGTACCAGCTGATGTAACAAGTATAGATTTAATAACAATTGTTTCATTAACTGCAGGAATACCAGCACCTAATGGTGTAAGTGCACTACCACTTGTATCATTATCTATGCCCGAAAATTTATATTGGTTTACTACTGCCATTAATCTAAAAAGAAACTTCTAGCTTCTATCTCCTGTTTTAATTCTTCTTGAAATGTAGTGTTAAGTTTTTCTAACACCGCATCTAAATCTCTAACCAAAGACTGTGCTACGTCTTGTTCGTATTCATTACTTGCTCTAGTTAATGATTGTACTATCTTAGCCATTATTCTGTATCATCCGAGTAAGGGTCATCGTAGTTACCGCCTGCATCAATTCCTCCTCCAGTATATCCGCCACTACCATCTGATCGATTATTATTTTTTTCCATAAATTTATCTACTTCATCAAACTCACTAGTAGTAAAATCTTCTAATTCTCTTTGAGCTTTTTTCTTTTTAGTTTTTTGACCTGGAGTAAGGTTGTCATATTTATTAAATTTATTAATATATTTTTGTAATTGTTTTGAGTAATCATTTGTTCCAAATCCCGAAATAACGTTTTGACCCCTTAATACAGATTCGGGACCATATCTTAATAATCCTGCAGAATTATTTCTATTTATAAAACCTTTACCTGAAGCATAATCTATTTGACCTTGAAGTTCAGGATTATAATTATAAGAACCTTCTCTTAATGGATTTGTTAGATAAGCTAGACCTAAACCTCCAGCAAGGAATGGTGCAGCCCCAGCAAAAAAACTACTTCCTCCAGCACCACTAGTTATACCTCTAATACCTTGGTTAACTATCATTTTTAATGGATTAAATTTTTTACCAGTAAAAGGCATGCCAAAAGTATACTTGGGGTTTTCTTGTTGTTTATCTATTCCTAAAAGTTGTATAGCTTTTTCCATGCCATACTTCATAGCTAACGACTGTAATAAAGTTTCCATTATCGTCTTCCTCCAGCATGTATATCTAACCTAAAAGTCCCTAGTTTCCAACTAGTATCAACAGCTGTATTGGATATAGTAAGAGCTATTGATCTAGCTCTGGCACGTGTGTCTACCTTTGTTGTACTTGATGTAATTGTAAAAGGACCTAATGATGAACTAACTGCTGTATCACTAGGGTAATTTCTTAAATCTAATTGTACAATAGAACTACCTTGTTGAGATATAAAATCAGGTATAATTCTACTAACTCTCATAATATTTTCTCCATCACCTCTAAGATCACCTAAGTTTGTTGCAGCTCCCCTAACAACTTTTTGTGTAATATCATAATCACCAGAAGTAATATCAGCTGGAATGGCTGTTGTAACTCCAAGTCTTACTTGATTAACTCCTGTTTCATGTTCATAATAATAACTAATTCCTTCTGTGTTTCCTTCCACATCAAAAGAACTATCTGTTCCTGCATCATATTGTGTTGCATGAGGTAAACCAAACACAGCTGAGTCTTGCCAAGTAGTTCTTGTAAATAGAGAACTATCATTAGTAAACCAAATAGGTCTTTTAGCTGTTGAATCTAAATAACTGTATGTAACTGATCTTAAATTAACATTTGAATTTGCTGTAGGATAAAACCATATAACTTCACCAAACAAATTATTAATTCCCGCATACACTAATTGATTAGATGTAGTATTAAGATCATCATAAACATAGTCTTCAACTAAACAGTCCATAGATTCTAGTTTACCAGTGTATCTAAAAAAACCGTTTTCTGACATCCAGTACGCAGCACCATCAACTTCGACAGCAGCATTTTTACCAATCAATCCACAGTTAGTACCAACCTGTTCATATGCAAATGTAAAAGGAGTTCCAACGAATCTCATAGTAAATAAAGCTGTATCAGTCCAAACATACAATGCATTTCTACCAAGTTTAGAACCCATGATCCGTGATCCGGCGGCCAATCTTTGTGTACCCGCACTATTCTCAGCTGTTGGTGTATAAGTATTAATATCTTCTTGAGATGAAAATCTTATAAACATATCATCTTGTGAAGCCTTGTCACCAATAGTTGTTTCTGTACCAAAAAATACTAAGTGACGGTCCGGTGTAGATACTAACATATCTCTAGACGCAGTTGGTGCACCAGGTATAATAGTTGCTCTTGTTGTTACTGCATTAGCTAAATCAGAATTCCATTCAAAACATTCACCATTAAATATTAAACAGATTGCAGTGCTTCCTAAATTGTCTAAAGACCACATACCAGGTTCTGCAACTTTATCTGTAGATGTTGCTGCTTGACCCCATCCAGAAAAACTACTGTAATTAGTAACCGTTGCACCATTGCTGTGAGCAGCTCTAGTCGTTCCTCGAACCGCTCTAGTAATTCCAGTAAAACTTGTCGATGTAATTCCTGTGTAAGATATTTCTTCAGTTCCAACTTGTATAAAATTTGTTCCAGCACTTGGAAAACCCGTGGTGCTTGCTACGTTAATTGTAGTTCCTGAACCACCAGTTCCAAAGGCGTCATTATTTAGTGATCCATTTAACGTAGTTGTTTGTGGGTTTGTAGTAGTTCCTCCCCACTGAGATATACCATAACCAAAGACTCCAACCTGGTCAGGTGGCCCTACGTGATAATATTGATAGTAAGTAATTCCTCCAGAAGTAGTAGCACCACTTCCTGTTTCGTTAGAAGGCATTGTAATGGTAATAGTTAATCCCGAAGGTGTGCTTGTTACCATAAATTTTTTATCAGCAAAATCTGTGGCTGTAAAATTAGAATTAGTAATAGTGCTAAAAGTTGATGCATCACCAAATAAAACAATATCTCCAGTTTCAAAATTGTGTGCAGATGAAAATGTAACAGTTACTGTTGGTGATCCATTAGTTGTACTAAATGCATTTGTAATAGCTGTGCCTGATGGATTAGTTAATGGGTGTATATCGTAATATACTCCCCCTGTGTAAACGTATAAAATTCTATTAGTTCCAATTAAAGAATATTTAATACCTTCTTTATTAACCATGTGATGTAAAGCTCTGGCTGCGCCAGTTAATTTACTATCACCTAATTGAGACCAACCACCTATTTTTTCAGGTGTGCCGTACCTAAAACGTACATTTGTACCTCCTGTCCATTGAGATTCTGCTCCTGTAGAGGTAACTTGTTTATTAAATCCTGGTAAAAATCCTAGTTTCTGTAGCATAGCTTTTCTATTATATAATAAATATAGTAAAAATATACCTATTTTTACTTGTAATTTATGTTGATATTAAATCTAGCTTGTTGGTCTGTGCAGTTAGTGCTTGAATGTAGCATAGAAGGATCAAATAACAAGACACGATTTGCCACTGATTTTACAAATTTTCTACCAACATAGGTCCCACCATTACAAGTATTTAAAGAAAACAATGCTCCTTTGTGGGACATTGGTAAATCTTTGTGTGATTTATATTTTATTAAATTTTCGCTTCTAGTATAGCAATTTACTTTTATCCTTCGTAAAAACACAGTATCTAATTTAGTTAATAAAGGATCTACTGTTTTAAAAAAATCACTATTAACAACATTTCTATCATAGATAGTGTGGGTAAAATAAAAATTTTTAATATCGGTAGCATCTGTAACTGTGCTATTAAAATAATAGGGAAAATCTGGAGACATAAATAATTCTTGTATCTTTTTAAATTCTTCTTTAGGTAAAAAATTATCTATAATTTGCATTTAAAATTTAATCTCCATTAAAAAAAACAACATAACTAAACGATTAAGTTTATCGTCACCAAAATAATTAACTGCTGAATGAAAATACTTAGCTGGATAAAGGACTAATCTATTATACATATTACCCATTATGATATCGGGTTTGTATTGTTTGTTTTTTATTATTTCTTGATAGGTTTGTGTGCCACAATTTATCGGTGCATCAGGAGTCAAATATATCATGCCTGCAATTATAGCACCATCATCTTGATGTACTCTGTCATACATAAATTGAGGATCTTGTTTGTCTGCTTCTTGCGTTTTATGAAACTGTAAATAAGCTACAAATGATTTTGGTTTTTTATTGTAGTATTCTAGTATAATTTTATTACATATTTTATTGTATAGTTTTTTATCTATATCTTTGATTGATAGACTTCTTACACCCTCAAAATTTTCTTTTATATTTCTTTTTCTATAGTCTAAAGATAAAGCAAGATCTCTTATTTTATCTGGACTTTTTAAAAAATTATCAATTATTAATGTTTTCACGTTTTTTTATTTCTTTCAGAAAATTATCTTCTACATACTCAGCATTAAAATTAAAGGATATAATTGTTTTTCTTTTTTTAGTTTTAGAAGGCGGTGCTCTATGTATAAACATACTAGGGAATATAATAATGTCTCCTTGTTCTGCATCTACATCTATAATTTTTAAGGACAGGGGTTCTACTATTTGAGTTCTAGGTGCAGTTTTTCCAAACTCTAAATAATACACACCCGTAAAATTATGTCCGTGTGTATGCCAACCATGTGT